CGGGGTGAGTCAGGACACGATTTCCCGGATCGAGCGCACCGGCGCCATCGAGCCCGTGGTGCTGATCGCGATCTGCTGCGTCCACAAGGTGAGCCGGGCTTGGCTGGAGCGGGGCGAGGGGCCGATGTTCGCCGGCGAGCTGCAGGAGGGGGAGTTCTCACCGGTGCCCCTGGTGAACTTGAGGCTGGCGGCGGGGTCCGGGGCCGAGATATACGAGGAGGGGGAGCTGAAGCAGCTCCAGTTCCGCACGGCCTGGTTGCGGGGCGATCTGCGCGCCAGCGTGGCCAACCTGGTGGCAATGCGCGTGGAGGGCGAATCGATGGAGCCCACCCTGAGCGCCGGGGACGTGGTGCTGGTGGACCGCTCCCGCACCGACCCCACCCGCGATGGCCTCTACGCCCTGCGGCAGGACAACGCGCTGCTCGTCAAACGCACGCGCGCGGAGGGAGGCCGGGTGCTGCTAGTCAGCGACAACCCCGAGTTCCCGGCTACCGTGTTTCCCTGGCCGGCGCCCATCCACCGCGCCCAGGTGATCGGGCGCGTGGTGTGGGCCGGCAAGCGGTTCTGAGCCGACAAGGAGGCGCCATGAGCGCCGTTGCTTTCACGGCTGCGTTCAATCAGGTCGCGAACGAGTTGCGGCTACCCGCGAAGGGACGGGACGCGCTTTGCGCGGAGCTGTGGCGCACCGTCGATAACCCACGCGAGGGAGCCCGCGCAGTTGAGCGGTGGCTGGCGGATAAGGCTTTCTCGTGGCCGGACGGCGAGCGGTTTCTGCTTGAATGGCAGAACCGACGGCCAACTTTCAAAGCACTCGCGGCCTTGCTCGCCCACTATGTGGTTGGCAAGTGGAACGTGATGGGCGAATGGGAGCGCCACTCGCGCGCGCGGGCCACGCATTCATTCGTCAAGCTGTCGCGGGGGCCACTGATCAAGCCCTGCCCGTTGCACGCTGACCGTGAGGGGGCCGTATTCAGCGTGGATGATCCCTACCTAGCGGACACGCCACTGCGAGCGACGGTGTTCTGTCGCTGCCACATCCGCGGTGTGAGCCGCGAGGAAGCCGCGCGCTTGGGCGTCCTGTAGCCCCTCCCCCGCCCCTGCGCACTATTGCACGCTGACGTGCGCTCCCATCCCGCCTAGTCTCGGCGGCATGGACCGCCACCAGCTCACCGCGAATTTCTACCTGGAAGAGTTCACGCGCTCGGAGATCGCCGCGCGCCTGGGCCGCCCCATCGTGGTGGAGCGGGACTCGGCCGAGTACGCCAACGTGCTGCGGCTCTGCACGCACGTGCTGCAGCCGCTGCGCGATGGGCTGGGGCCGGTGTTCGTCACCAGCGGGGTGCGGCCCTTGTGGCTGAACACGATGATCGGCGGGTCGCAGCAATCCCAGCACATCGACGGCCAGGCGGCGGACCTCGTCGTGTCCGGCTTCTCGCCCTACGAGGTGGTGGCCTGGCTGATTTCCTCCGGGCTGCCCTTCGACCAGGTCATCCACGAATTCGGGCAGTGGGTGCACGTCTCGATCAACCCGGTCGGTCGCCCGCCGCGCGGCATGGTGCTCACCGCGTGGAAGCGCCCCGACGGCGCCGGCGCCCTGGCCACCGCCTACGCCACGGGCCTGCACCGCATGGCCGAGCTGGAGGCCGCCGCATGAACCCCATCGCGGACGTGATCACCGGCGCCATCGCGCCGGTGGCCGGACTGATCGACAAGCTGCACACCTCCGACGCCGAGCGCCTGGAGGCCCAGCGCGCGTTGTTCGTTGCCGAGGCGGAGCTGACCGGCAAGGTGCTGGACTACGAGGCCCGGCTGATGGAGGCGCAGGCGTCCATCGTCAAGGCCGAGGCCGCCGCCGATTCCTGGCTGACCCGGAGCTGGCGCCCCATCGTCATGATGGTGTTCCTGGGCATGGTCGTGAGCTGGTGGGTGGGCTACACGCCGGCCAAGGTCACCGAAACCCTGGTGCTGGAACTGTTCGGGCTCATCAAGCTAGGCCTGGGCGGCTACGTGATCGGCCGCAGCGCCGAGAAGATCGCGCCGGCCCTGGTGCAGATGGTCAAGGGGGCGAAGTGAAAATCCTGTTCGTGTGGATCATGTTGCTCCTGCCGGGGGCGGGCGACCCGGAACCGGCCCTCGATCACTGGCGCGCGTGGTGCGCCCGGCAGCACGCCGAGGCGAGCTTTGAGACCGTGCCCGGCGTGACGGTGCTCAACGGCATGCCCGTGCCCGACGTGACGGCCCGCCGCATCGCGCCCGCGCCGGCGGAGCCGGCGGGCCGCAAGGGGAGCGCGTGATCGACCTCCAGACCACCGCCGTCGTCGCGGCCCTGCTGGCGAGCTGGGGCGCCCTGGTCTTGTGGGCCGTCAAGTCCATGCTGGATCGCCAGGCGCGCCATATCGACTCGCGCTTTGACGAGATGGCCGTCGAGCGGCGCAAGGAGGAGGCCCGCGTCGGCCGCCTGGAGCGCGAGCTGCTGGAGCTGAAGGCGGAGCTGCCCCGCGACTACGTCCGCCGCGAGGACGCCATCCGCAACGAGACGGCGTTCCACGCCAAGCTGGACGCCATCTCCGCCAAGATCGACGCCTGGAGAGCGGAGCGCACGGCATGAGCGTGGACCTCGAGAAAGCGCGCCGCGAAGGCATGCGCTGGCTGCTGCTGGTGGCCCTCAACGCCGGGCGCCCCATCGGCGCCGGCGAGGCCACGCTCCTCTCCGCCATCCGCGGCGAGTACCCGGACGTCACGCACCTGGAGCTGCGGCGCGAGCTGGACTACCTGGCCGACCGCAAGTTGGTGGAGATCTCCGGCAAGGACACGCCCTCCTGGCACGCGGAGCTGAACCGCTACGGCGTGGACGTGGTGGAGTACACGCTGCCCTGCGAGCCCGGCATCGCCCGCCCGACCAAGTATTGGTAGCGCCGAGGGCTTGCCCGAAGCGCCAAGGAACCGCCGCCATGCCGCCCCGCCCCGCCGTCACGCAGCTCCCCGAGCAGGTCAAGGCGCAGCTGGATCACCGCCTGATCGCCGGCGGCTTCTCCGGCTACCGCCAGCTCGCCGAGTGGCTGGCCGAGCAGGGCTACTCGATCAGCAAGAGCGCGCTGCACGACTACGGCCAGCAGTTCGAGCGGCGCCTGGCCGCGCTCACGATGGCCACCCAGCAGGCCAAGGCCATCGCCGAGGCCGCCGGCGACGACGAGGGCGCGCTCAACGATGCGTTGATCCGGCTCATCCAGGAGAAGGCGTTCAGCGCCCTGGTGGAAATGGAGGAGTCCGGCGAGCTGGACCTGATCGACCTGGGGCACATGGCCGCCAAGCTGGGCGGCGCGGCCGTGCAGCAGAAGAAGTGGATGGACCAGGTGCGCTCGCGCGCTGAGAAGGCCGCGGGCGAGGCCGCGGCCATCGCCCGCAAGGGCGGCTTGAGCGACGCCGGCGCGGAGGAGATTCGGCGCAAGGTGCTGGGGGTCGCATCATGACCACTCCTCCCATCCTCCTACCCTACCAGCAAGCCTGGCTGGCCGACATCTCGCAGGTTAAGGTCTACGAGAAGTCGCGCCGCATCGGCATCTCGTGGGCCGAGGCGGGGGACGCCGCCCTGCACGCCGCCAAGACCAGCGGCTCGGACGTGTTCTACGTGGGCTACGACAAGGACATGGCGCGGCAGTTCATCGACGACGCGGCCTTCTGGGCCCGGCACTACCAGCTCGCGGCGGCGGCGCTGGAGGAGGCCGTCTTCCGCGACGGCGACGACGACGGCGCGCGCGACATCCAGACCTTCCGCATCCGCTTCGACTCCGGCCACGAGATCGTCGCCCTGTCCAGCGCCCCGCGCGGATTCCGCAGCAAGCAGGGCCGCGCCGTGCTCGACGAGGCGGCGTTCCACGGCGACCTGCCGGGCCTCCTCAAGTCCGCGATGGCCTTCCTCATGTGGGGCGGCTCGGTGCGCATCGTCAGCACGCACAACGGGGACGACAGCGCCTTCAACGAGCTGGTGCAGGACGTGCGCGCGGGCAAGAAGCCCTTCAGCCTGCACCGCACCACCTTCGACGAGGCCCTGGCCGAGGGCCTGTACGAGCGCATCTGCCTGCGCCTGGGCAAGGACTGGTCGCCCGCGGCCGAGGCCGAGTGGCGCCAGGCGATCCTGGAGCAGTACGGGGACGACGCGGACGAGGAGCTGCACTGCATCCCCAAGGCCGGCGGCGGCGCCTACCTGTCCCGCCAGCTCATCGAGGCCCGCATGGTGGCCGACTACCCGGTGCTGCGCCTGGCCTTCGGCGACGAGTTCACGCGCTGGCCGCAGCACCTGCGCGAGGCCGAGGTGCGGGACTGGTGCGAGCGCGAGCTGGCGCCCTTGCTGGAGCGGCTCGACCCCAAGCGCGCCCACAACTTCGGCGAGGACTTTGGCCGCTCGGTCGACCTGACGGTGATCGCCCCCGTCGAGGAGCGGCTCGACCTGACGCGCCACGTGCCCTTCCTGCTGGAGCTGCGCAACGTGCCCTTCGAGCAGCAGAAGCAGGTGCTGTTCTACCTCTGCGACCGCCTGCCGCGCTTCATGCACGGCGCAATGGACGCCCGCGGCAACGGCCAGTACCTGGCCGAGGTCGCCCAGCAGCGCTACGGCGAGAAGATCGAGCCGGTGATGCTCAGCGCCGAGTGGTACCGCGAGCAGATGCCCGCCTTCCGGGCGGCCTTCCAGGACGCGACCATCGTCCTGCCCAAGGACGCCGAGGTGCTGGACGACCTGCGCGCAATCCGCATGGAGAAGGGCATCGCCAAGGTGCCCGATAGCGCGCGCACGCGCGACGCCAAGGGCGGCCAGCGTCACGGGGACGCCGCCATCGCCCTGGCCCTGGGCCACTACGCCAGCCGCCAGGAGTCGATCTCCTACGAGTACCACCGCGTCACGCGCGACGCCGCGCCCGATGACGACCCTCCCGAGCGCCGGGTGCGCACGGGCAACGCCGGCTTCGGCCTCCAGCGGGGGGTGTGGTGATGGCTGGCTGCTACGACTGCGGGGTTGAGTACAGCTCCCCTGACTGGATTGAAGCCGTGGTGCCGGATGCCTACTGGCGCCTGATCTCGCCGACGGCGCCGGAGAACCCGGACGGCGGGCTGCTCTGCTTCCGGTGCATGCGCCTACGCTTTGAGGCGCTGGGCTTCGGCGTGGACAAACTTCCCGTGCCGTGTCGATTCTACGTTCCCGGAGGCGCCATGCTGAGCGCGCCGTATGCAGGGTTCGACGGCGATACCTGGTTGGATGCGGCCGAGCGGAAACGGTGGATGGCATTGGCGCAGCCGGAATGCCCGATCCCGGCCAATTTCAATAACCCATCGAGTTGGCGACGCAATGGCTGACTCCGTCCGCCTCTACGACCTCCAGCGGGGGGTGTGGTGATGGGGAACCATGACGCTGGCCGGAGCGCCGTGCGCACGGCCGAGGCTATCCTGCGGAGGCGCACAACCGAGACGGCCCTGGCCCTCCTGGACGAAGCGTGCGGTCCGCTGCGGGATCATTACAGCCCCGGCAGCGGCTGCGACGCGGAGTTCGACGACGAGTGCCTCCCGAACACTGCGTTCGGGAGGCTTCTCATTGAGGCATTCGCCCCTGGGGAGCGGTTCGAGTCGAAGCCTGGTGATAGAGAATGTGAATGCGAAGATCGGCACTACGAGCGGGTGATTGCGCCCTTCCGCGCACGCTACCACCTCTGGTGAGCTCCTGATGGCTGAATCCGTCCGCCTCTACGACGCCTACGACCGGCCGGTGAACCTGGCCGCGCTGCGCCGCGAGCACGCCGCGCCGCAGGTCGCCGGCGTGCGCACGGTGTGGCAGGACACGGTCGCCTCCGGCCTCACGCCCAAGCGCCTGGCCGCGCTGATCCGCCGCGCGGACGACGCCGACCACTACGACTACCTGACGCTGGCGGAGGAGATCGAGGAGCGCGACGGCCACTACCGCAGCGTGCTGGGCACCCGCAAGCTGGCCGTGGCCGGCCTGGAGCCCGTGGTGATCCGGCTGGACATCTACCACGGGGTGGTGGGCGATCCGGTGGGGCTACCGCCTGGCGTGGAGCTCCATGTGCACGACCTGGACCCCAACTGCGGCGACACCGAGCCCTGCGCCGAGCATCCCGGTGAGAACTGCACCGTGCACAAGTCCCAGGGCGGGAAGGGGTAGCCCATGAAGATGGCAACCATTGCCGCCGCGGTTTGCCTGCTGGTGCCCGCGGCGGCCATCATTCACGCGCTGGTCGAACGCTGGCGCAGGAGGTGACGCATGGCTCGAGGCCTCATCGAAATCGTCGGCGAATTGCCGCCAGACTCCACCCTCACCGCCGAGCCGGGAGCAGGCCAGCCCGAGGTCTGCGGTTACGTCCGGGTGTCGAGCCGGGAGGAGGACCGCCAGCGACTCTCTCCCGAGACCCAGGCGCGGGTGATCCGCGATTACGCCAAGCTCAACGGCCTGCTGCCCCTGCAGATGGTCCACGAGCGCGGGAGCGCGGGCAGCCTTCGCGGCCGGCCCGAGCTGCTGCGCATCCTGGAAATGTGCCGCGGCGGCCAGGTCAAGCACGTGATCGTCCAGGATTCAACTCGCCTGTTCCGCGAGGTGCGCGAGGCGCTCAACACATTTTTTGAGATGGAGGAGACCCACGGCGTGCGCTTCCACAGCGCCACGGAGATCGGGCCGGGCATCGACACGCCAGAGGGCCGGCTGATCCGCAATCAGCGGCTCATCTACGGCCAGTACGAGCGGGAGGTGATCGGAGAACGCACCCGGCGCGTCCTGCGGGCCACCAAGACCGTGCCGGAGTCAGATAAGAACATCAGCCCGGCGATGGCCTATCGGTTCGAGAAGGGTCTGCTGATGAACGGGGCCGAGCCCTTCGGATACCGCTACCTGAAACGAGGTGGCGGCACCAAGCCCCGCCGCACGGTGCTGGTGGAGTGCCCCATCAACCACCCGATCCTGCTGCGCATCCACGAGCTGGCGGCCGAGGGGACGTCCCCCCAGGCTATCGCCATGCACTTCCTGTACACCGGCGTGCGCTGCCGGCGCGGGCGGCGCAAGGGCTTGGTGGTGCGGCGGCGCCTGGTCTGGAACGTGCTCCATCGGGGGTGGGTCTAGCTCAGAACGGTCGCTCCATTAGAGGATACGATTACGGTTTCGCCTCGATCTTGTCAGCCATCGTGCGCAGCAAGTGCGCCACCGGCAGCTTCTCGCTCATGGCATCAACCCGTTCTCGTCCAGAAAGTTAAACCACGCCATCAAACCGAACCATATCACCAACGCCAATACGAAAATTGCCGCCATCCAGGATGAGAACAGCCACATCCGGTACAGCATCACGCCGAACCACACCATCGCCACAAATAGCACCGGCAACCAGAACCAACGCCGACGCTTCACCCATGCAAACAAAGCAGCCAGCCGGATCATCGCTCACACCCTCTGAAAAGGCCCCTAAAACCCAATCCCAGCCCGTTTTCCAGCCAAGCCCATACCAAACCCGCAACCATACCGCAAAACCCCCCGTGCACGTTATAGCACCCCATTTCCAGCTCACCGCTCGCATGGAATGTAAGTTCTCGGAGAGGTACGGATTATGAGAGCAGGGAATCGCGCCAAGGGGGTAGGGGGGGGGTTCGTGCTGGCATGTTGGGCTGATGCAGCTCGTTGGATTGCCTGCGGTATTTACACTTACCGCCGATGTGTGGCGTATTTGCCACACTG